TATCCATATTGGTTGTACTTCCACTTGTATCATTGCCAGTAAAATCAGAACCATCAGTTTTATACCATTGAATTGAATTGTTATTTGAAGTAACCCAAAGAGTAGGTATATTTGTAGTTGTGCTTCCAATTACTTTTGAATTTACATAACTCCAATTTAAACCAGTACCAGGCAAAGCACTGGAACTTGTAAAAGGTAAGCCGTCCATTATTATTCTGTTACCATTTTTTGTAACACCAGAACCAAGTTCTATTTGTATTCTAATATTTACTATTCTTCCAATTTTTGTGTAAGTACCTCTTTGGAAAACATAAGATAAGCTACCAAAACCATTACCACTACTAAATGAAGGTGTAAAAGTTCCTTCTTCGTAATCGTCTAATTTGTTTGCTGTGCCTGTGCCACCAACATATAGACCACCACCTAAGTATAGGTCTTTAAATCTGTTACCGTATGTACCTAAATCAACAGCATTATCTTGTACACTTCCTGTATTATCTGTTGGTACAACTCTGTTAGAAATAGTAAATGTTAATCCAGCATGATTTGCAGTATTTGAACAAATATATAAATCAGCATTTTTAACACCAATTTGACCAATTTCTGTTCCATCTTTTCTAAAACTTACAATAGAACCATCTGATGTATTTCTGTTAAAGTAACCTGCATTATCGCCACCTCTTGATACAGCAATAGAACCACCACCATTATTTCTTAATGATGCACCTAATGTTGTGTTTCCAATTCCTGGAATAGATGTTGATGTAACTCCCAACAATAAATTTCCAGATGAGTCGATACGCATGGCTTCTGAATTAGCAGTTGTAAATTTCATATCATCAGATGAATGAGAATAAACAATTTTACCTATACTAGAAACACCAGTATCAGTAAAAAAAATACTACTACTATTAGAAGCATTAGAAACAATACTCATTCCTGAATTACTTAATATATTTGCAACTACAAAATCATCTGCACTATTATCTAATCCATATCCTGAATCTGTTCCAACAGTTACTCTATTACTACCATTAATAAAAAGAGAAGTTGATGATGAATTATCATATATACCATTAGATTGAAATCCTGCTCCTGAGGATATAGTAATAGTATCTCCACTATCACCGATAGTTAGAGTTGTGCCTGACTGTGGAATTATTTTATCTACTTCTAATTGTGACATTATACGATTACCAATGTTCCTGTTACGACAACAGTTTCTGTGAATGTGACTGGACCTGCAAGGACTGCAGATTCAATTTCCATTTTCTTATCCATCACTTGTGCGTGATGATATATTTCTTCCGAAGCAGGTTTATCACCTACATAAACTGTTCCATTTACTTCACTCATTATATCTCCTATGTGCTTATACTATCAACTCTGCTTAACCACGCATCAACACTTGTTGCTGCACTAGCTAAACCATAAAGTACATCACCATTTTGTAAAACAATTTTAGCCCCACCTTGAATTAGTTCAATTGAACTTGCAGGTGGAATGCTTAAATCTTTTGCTACATATCTATCAGTTCCTACACCACCTTTGTCAATATAAATATCAACAGTTACTGAACTAGATGTTACATTAGTTAATCTTAAACCAATGATAGCATCATCTGAGTTAGCAGTAAGTAAAGTAGTTTCAGAATTTGTGATTTGAGTACCAGTTGATTCAAAATCCTGTGCCATTTATTTTCTCCTTTTTATATATTATACATGTTAATTACGCAAAAGTCAAGCATAAACTACAACGCAATTGCCATAGCCACAGCAAAACCTGCACTTGCTTTAGTATCTATTTGTGTTTGTATTGCTGAAGTTACTCCATTTAAATATCCAAATTCTGTATTTGAAACTGTACCATCATGTATTTTAGTAGCATCAATTGCAGCACTTGAATTAATATCGTCATTAACAACTACACCCGAACTAATTGCAGCTACTCCTGTATCTGCTATAGTTATATCTCCAGATACAACATTATCTATCCATTTAGATGTAGCTGTATCATAGAATAATAACGACCCATCAGCAGCACTAGTAATGTTAGTATCAGTTAATTCTGATAATTCATTAGCAGTTGCTACTTGAGAATCGACATATGCTTTGATTGATTGTTGTGTTGCTAATTGTGTAGCCGAATCAGAAGCCATATTGTCTTCATCTAATATAGCTGTTCCGGATACCCCTGTATTGATAACAGGACTTGTGAGAGTTTTGTTTGATAATACTTGTGATGTTGATAAGTCAACTGTTGTTGCAGTATCAATATTTAAAGTTACTGCTCCAGTTGTACCACCACCAGATAAACCTGTACCTGCTGTTACTTCAGTAATATCACCAACTGGTACTGTTGCTACTTGTGCATCTACATAAGATTTAATTGCTTTTGCAGAAGCTAAAGTATCATCACTTGCAGATACACTTGCTAATGCAGTATCAACTACACCAGAAGCAAAGTCTGCTACTTCAAGATTAGTAATACTGTTTCCAGTACTGTTTGCATCTATTGTTTTATTTGTAAATGTTAATGTATCACTTGCTATGTTAGCATCTTGTGCATCTACATAAGTTTTAATAGATTTAGCTGAAGCAAGTGTATCATCAGATGCAGATACACTAGTTAAATCTGTATCTAATACACCAGATTTTAAATTATCTACTTCAATGTTAGATACTGTATTGTTATCTACATCAATAATTTTATTTATTAAAGTTTGAGAACCAGTTAAAGTTGCTACTGTTGCTGCATCTATAGAAACTGTTAAAGTAGTTCCAGAACCTACAGTATCAATACCAGTTCCACCTGCTATTGTTAAAGTTTCTGTATCTAAATCAATGTCTAATGCACCGCCAGAATCACCTTGAAAATCTAAATCTTGTTGGTTAAGAGAAGTTGTAACTGCATCTACATAAGCTTTAATACTTTGTTGTGTTGCAAGAGCAGTTGCTGAATCTGAAGCCATATTATCTTCATCAAGAACTGAAGATACTGCTGTGCTTGAACCTAGTGTTAAGCTACCAGATATTTCTGTATTACCATTAATATCTATTGTTGTTGCTGCAATTTGTATTTCTGTATCTGCAACTAAATCTAATTGTCCATCTACTGATGAATTAATATAGATTGCTGAATCTCTAAATAAAAGTTTTTCATCTGTACTTAATAAAATATCATCTGAGAATTGAAAGTAATCTTCATCTTCCATCCAAGTAAATACACCATCATTACTTGTTGCATCAAATGTAACTGAGATATCATTATTTGTATTAGTACCAAATGTTAATGTATTACTGAATAAGTTTGATATTGGTCCACCATCACCAGTAGTTGTACCATCATGGGTATGACCGCTTGAGACATTAAATGCAGCTACTAGTTGGTCATACTCATTATTGAGCAATGATGCAAATATTGTATCACCATCTGTAAATGTACTTTGTCTAGTATATGTCGCCATTTATTATGTCCTTCCTGCGGGTATGAAATCTACATAAAATCCAGAAACAGTATAAGGTGAACCTGTCCCTGTACTTCTAACTCTAAAGTTATTTGTAAATCCACTACCAGTTAGTGTTGTTTTTTGTTGTGGAAATAATGTTCCACCAAAAATTGTTGTTCCAAATGTTGAACCTGTACCAAATGTTGCAGGAGTTTGTAATGCTCCTAGTTCTATTTCATTAGGTTGAGTTACATCATTGCTTTCAAAATCGTAACGAGTTTGTAATTTTAAATTTTCGTTTGTTCCTTCTGAACGAATACTTGTTTTGATATAGTATAAAGTTTTTCTAATACCTGCATCACCATAATCTAAGTCTGGTGTTTTATACTGTGCTACAATATTTGAGCCATCAAAACTATTACCAGTATCATGGTTATAAACTCTACCATCTTCAGATGCGTGATATAAAACTTCGCTTCCATTTTCACCTACACCTGCGTGAGCAACTTTTACAGGAATACCTTTTGTTGTACTCCATTCATATACTGCTGCACCCGTAGAAGATATTTTAAATGTACCAATAATACCACCTTGAATAGTACTAGAAATTCCAGATTTAAAATAAAATAATCTGTATTGACTTTTCTCTCTAATCACCATACTAGAAAATCTAATTGATGATAAGAAAGGCATTATTTCATCTCTGAATAATGGCATTATCTTTCTACTAATAGAACTTAATTCTATATCGTCAATTCTTGCTGTTCCTGCGATAGTTCTTAAACCATCTGGTGCTAAGAAAATTAAATCTCCACCTATCTCTTGAACTGTATTACCACTTATACATCCAATATTTTTTGTAACACCAGATACTACAGTAGTACCATCTAATCCAGAAACTTGGAAAATACTATTTTCACAGAAAACAATTAATTTATTTCTAAAAGGTTTTACTGTTACTATCTTATCACCAACATCTATTGTACCTGCTGATGAACCTGTAAAATCTTCTGGCTTTAATCTTGTACTATAACTTAATATTTGTGGATTATCTGAGTCTCCTGCAAGAATTAATCTTTCTGCAAAGATAGTTGCAAACTTAGATTTATCTGGAGCAGACCTTTCTACTTCTTTAAAAAAATAAGTATGTATTCCACTTGATATATTTATTTTTAAGTATGCAGGTTTGTTAACTCCATCTACTATAAATAATTCACCATACTGTGATTCACCTTCGTATAAAGCAAACTTACAATCAGATTGGCTTGGTCTTGCTATTGTTGAACCACTTGCTAATTGTGCTGCAGTTGCCCCATTTTTTTGAATAGTTACACTACTTGCTGAACTTTCAAAGTTACCATCTACTGTTAGTTCATGGTCATTAGTAATACTTAAAACATTAAAAATTTCACCATTAATTTTTATATCATCACCAACTGATACTTCACTAGTAAATAGTGTAGAACTACCATGAGCATTTACTGTAGGAGAACCAGAACTAACATTTACTGTACCTGTAATATTTTGATAAGTATCTTTATTAACTTGTGTCCAAGTTATACCATCAGCACTATAATAAATATTTGTTCCTTGACAAGCTACAACTCCTTTAGCATAGCTTTGAATACCTTCTATATTTGATGTACTACTATCTGGAGTATTAGTTCCAAATTTAGAAAAACCATTTATTCTTCTATATCCTCCATGGATAGAAGATTCATAATTTTCTAAAACTGTAGCGACACCCGGAGTTCTAAATAGTGTATGTGTTGTTCCAACTAAATCTAATCCGCCTTCGCATGTTACTGAAACACCTTGTTCTGCCATCTAACAATTCCATGCTCTTAATGATTTATTAATTCTACTATTAGGGTCTCTTGCAGTTTTTGCAGATGTAAGTTTTTTCTTCATCCCTTTCATCCTCGCACAAAAACTAGCCCTTCTTTTATTACCAACTTTTTTACTTGGTGCTTTTAAATTACCGCCAGTTGTTCTGTTATAACTAGCACGACCTTTAGCATTTAAACCACCAGAAGGATTCTTACCTTCTTTTCTTTGCCATGCAGGACTCTTTGCCATTATATTATCCTTGTTCTATCATCAGTCATTCTGTCTGGAAAAGGTTCAATCAATTGTTCTCTCATTGTTCTTAAACCTTTTTTATATTCCGCATCAGCTAACTGTGACTGACTTATGTTATCTTTAAATTGATGTAAATAATATCTTGCTCTTGCAAGTAATACTGTTGTATATTGTTGTGGAAATACTACAGTATCTCCATGATTTGTTAATTCTTCTGGTTGTGAATATGCAAAGAAGTAAACTTTAAATTTACCATTAGGTATAGGTGATAAACCAAATCTATCGTTCTTTGGACTTCTAATAATTCTTTGTGGAATACCATAAGTCTGTGTATTACTTTTATCTACAGACTCTGATATAGCATAATGTTTATTCCAAAATTCTATTGTAATAGGTCTTAGATTTCTAATTTCATATGGTGCTGATTTTCCAGTTACACCTTCTTCTGTTAGTGTAACATTTTCATAATCTATAAACCCATAGTCAGTTGTAACCCCAGTTGAACTTGCGTTAAATTTATACCACCTAGTTCCAGAAACAGTTTCAACTGAAACATTTCCATAATAGTTATCGCTTGGGTCACCAACTGCTAAAAAACTCCATTTATCTTCTGCGTTACAA